GTCCAAAGTACCCGAAACCTGAACGGTCTTCTGGATGATCTGGGTGTAGTTACCAAGACGAACGGTAGGAGCCAGAGTTGCCGATGTAGCGTCAGCACCTTCAATCGCAGCGTTAGCAGTAGTAGCTGCAGCCAGCGAGTCAGTCTGCCACTCATGATACACGGCAGTAGCTTTGGTCTTGCCAATCGAGGACATGAATGGTGTCTCAGTTGGCGAGATGTCATAGATGATGTCGGTCAAATCTTCCCGCTGACCAATAGCGGTATGTGCTGTAAATGTAGGCATGATTTAATTCCTCATAAAAATCGTTCAAATGCTTTAGCGGCATCAGCGACCCTTCCGGTCTGCTTTGCCCTAGCCTTAAGTTTCTTCATCTCGTCGCTGCTATCACGAGGCTGTGAAACTCCCGACTTCATTACCTTCGGAGCCTCATTAACCTTCTTCGTGATTCCCGGCTTTGCAGACTGTAACTTGTCGTACTGCATCGCCTTGTACAACGTTAATACTGCCCGCGAATCATAAACATTCGCTAATTCCTGATCTGAGAATCCCGCCTTGAGTCCGAATTCACGGAGTTCACGACGTAATGTCTCGCCCTTCTGCGGGTCAGCATATTCAGGGATAACCTCTGCCAGCTTACGAGACTCAGCCTGTACTACCTGACCAAGTTGCTCCTGCTGCTCCCTCTGCTGCTGATCGGCAATCCTAGCCTGTTCTGCTCGAACTTGGGCTAACTGCTTCTCCCGCTGAGACAATTCTGCGACCTTAACTGCGTAACCGATTGGATCGGTTTCCTTCAGATAGTCCAGATTCTCAGTTTCCGGCTGCTGGTTAAGCATCTGCTCAATTACCTGCAACCGTTCCGCATATTGATCGCGGAGATACTTAGCTTCCTCGATACGCTGGCGTTCTGCTTCTACAACCTTGCGTTCTTCAGCTACTGCTTGCGATTTCTTCGTATAGTCTGTGCCAAGTTGATAAGACTTGATAAGCTCATCAAGGGTTACCTCACGTTCTTCACCAGCGGCTTTAACGCGGTATTTAGCGGGTTCCTCTTGCTCATCCTCACCTTCATCTTGTTCTACCTCCGACTCATCTTCAGCTTGCGCCTCAATGTATTCGGATTCGGCCTCGCTATCGTTGGACTCGGACTGTGATTCAGGTTGTTCCTGTTCGGAGCCTTCTTCATTGCCCATCAATCCCAAGATAGCGTTAGCTGCACCACCTACGTCTAACTGAGTATTCCCTTCCGGGGTCATACTTCCAGTATCGCTCATATATTGTTTCCTAAATTATATCGGGAACTGCCCGACTCAGTTACAAAATTTTCAGCCGCTTTTCGTCTATCAGCTTCTGTGCCGATAGCCCTTCAAGGTAGGCCTCAATCTTCTCTAATGCCCTTAGCTGGTGGTAAGCATCTTCTCTTACGTTAGCCTCGCTAGCAGCACTCATCGCAAACTTACTGACCTCTACTGACCGGAGTTCTTCCATCATCATCTGGAAACCCTCATCCCTCAGTAAGTGTTCAGCCCATTGTGATTTATTCATTTTTGTATTTTTAGCAATGAAGGATTTTCAAAAACAACACTCTGCGATAAACCACCACTAACTGAAGCATCCGGCATTTTTACAGCATCATATTTAGAAAATAGTTCACTTAAGAAAGCATTTTGTGTTCTTTGACCGCCACCGACTTGATACATTTGACCAGTCATCAGATCATTTAAAAATGTTTCAAATGGATAGTATTTGTCTGTGATTCCGGCATCTTTTGCTGCTTTTTTAATCGCATTTGTTGTTGTTTTATCAAGTTTATCGTAATCAGAGAAATCAATCATTTTTTTAGGGCTTGCTTCTGCTTTTATCAAATTTTTACCATATAAAGCAGCATCAGCAGCAAAATTCTCTGGAGTTGTATAAATGTGTTTTGCAGTTACGCCCATCCCACGCTGGAATTCATCAAACTGAGCATTTGTTCCATGAGCAACCTTGAACGGAGCAGGATTCTTAATAACAGTACCAGCAAACCCCATCGCTAGGTTCTCAGCACGTTGCCGCATGGCATCCATAGCAGCCATTTGCTCAGGAGTCGGCTGTCTACCTGCAAGCATGGCATTTTGACCTTGAACCGCTAACGTATCCTGTCGGTTAATGTCTCTGGCTGACTCGTTAATCTGACGCGCATACTCTTGCGGATTGTCCATCAGCAAGCCCACATTAGCCCTCGTGGACTGTTTAGCCCTGTCTACAAACCCTAGAATGTCGCTCAGTAAGCCAGCCATTACATCTGATTCCCGGTCAGATTACCTAGCTCTTTAATCGCCTTCAGGACAATGTCAGCCTGTTTGTTACGGCTGTCCTCGTCAGCAATGTCCATCGCCAAGATAGCCTGTAGTTGTTTAACAGCCAACTCAGCCTCTTTGATACGCATCTCAGAAGCACTACGCTCCTGCTGCATAGACAATTCAATCCCCTTACGGGTGAACTCAGCCTCTAGTTGCTCTCTCTGCAAGCCTAGTTTCGCAGCCTCAATCTGAGCCTTAGCCTCGGTCTTTTCTCTCTCTACCTGAGCTAGCATCTGAGCTACTTCAGCCTGAGCATCTGGAGCAGGTGGCTGTGGCTGACTCAATGCCTCGTTCTGTTCTGGGCTGATCTCGTTAATGAAGGCGTTAGCATCCTTGAAACCAGCCGATTCAATCAGTCTCGCTAGGGTATCGCGGTACTGAGACACAGATACAAGCGGATTCGATGGCCCGAACTGAGTCAGAATCTGCTCTTGCTTGCCTAGAATCATCTGCAACATAGCCAGTTTCTGCTCTCTGTCCCCCGAACCCAGACCGACGTTAATCGCCACATCGTACTGATTCGTCCATGAGCGAGGATCAAAGGTCACAAACTTGCCACGCATACGGACAATCTTGGCCTGATCCTGATACTTGCCTAACAGGTGCAGAATCCCCTTAAACAAGCTCTTAACGCCTGTCTCAGCAAAGATTCGAGCAATCAACTCCAACTTCCCAGAGTTCGACTTCATCATCGCTGCAATAGCCGTAGCCGAGACGTTGTTCATTACGTCAGGATCAAGACCCTGCTGCTGGTCGCTAACGCCTGTACGCTTTGCCTGAACCTGATCCATGTACTCAAGCAATGGGAAAGCCTGAGCCGTAACCGCAGGAACCTCGACAGGAGTAATCGCACCAGCCGACTTCATACGGATAATACCGCCCGGAGTTGCATTAAGAGCATCATCCAGATTGACCTGACCATCGACCACACCCAGACGGGCATTGTTCGTTAGGTACAGGTTATCCAGCATCTGTCTCGTTACAGTAGACTTGATTAGCTGGATGTCCATTGTCCGGTCTGCTAGCGACTGTCCAAAAAATTTATGCGGGATCGGGATCGGACAAAGGCTATGGAACGGTACTAGGTCACATTCCTCGTCATCTAGGATTTCGTTGCCAGAATAGACAATCTTCCGCAACTCAGCGATACCATCACCATTAACGTCGATCTTGATGTAGCACTCGTAGACCTCAACAACCTGCATCGTTGGGTCGAGGCTGATGTTCTCATCAGGCTGCTCGCCCTGATTGAATCGAGCAATACGCTCAGTCGTGAACTGAAGATCGTCGTAGCTAGGCAATCCCTCGATGATGTCCTTATCGAAACCCATCGCTATGAGTTCAGAACGAGTCATCAAACGACGATGAGCCACAAACGGACTATCCTCAATAGTTCTTGCCGATTTGCTAATCAGGAATTCTTCTGGCGGTACGTTCTCAATCTTGACGCAGCCGTATTTCTTAACCTTCTTGACCTTGACCGAGTAGTAAGGAATCTGGATAGGCATACCCATCATATCCACACCACCATCAACCATCTCGACCTTCTGGCTCACTACCTCAATGGCAGGATCAGACAGCAATAGGGCTAGCTCGTCTTCGGTCAGGTTCTTGTAGGACTCTTTATTAACGTCCTCTTGGGCTTCCCAGTACGCCTTGACCACGCCAACCTTCATCATCAGCGCATCTTTGAACCAGTTGTGCAGGATGATTAGACCGTCGTTCTCACGGTAGAACACCCAGTTACAGTAGTCTGTGGCCTGTTTGGATGACTCCTCATCTTCTGGAGTCTGAGGCTCAAAGGAGACAATATCCTCGGTGGTCGTAAAGACCCGGATAAGTTGGGGTAATGCACCGTCGATAGCCTCAGCTACCTCACCAGTCACGATCTGGCTACGGCCTTCTACCTCGTTACCATACGGATAACGCAGGTAATACTCTAGTGCTTTGGATCGCTGATCCGTAGTCTCGGTATCAATATAACCGATGGAGTTATCGATCTCGTTCTCGATAATTCCCTTGATTTGACCCTCATCCATCTTCATAGCAAATCCTTATGGTTTTGCTTATTATACAATCCATTTCGTTGAAATTGGCAACGATGTCTGCCATGAACTATCGCCTTCGTCAAGACCTATCGCTAGGTATCTGAAAGCGTCACTCATATGACTAGACCAGTCGTGTAGCGGCTTCTCATAGAATATCTGCCGCTTCTCGTCGTGTTCCCTACGATAGTTCCGTAAGGCATCTAGTCCCGGCTTAGTCCTTGGATGGAACCAGCACCGAGGCAACAGTCTCCTGACAGCCTGAATCCCGTCAGCCACAGACAATCTAGGCGCAACCGTTATGGACAGCCCTGCTTCCTCTAGCACTTCCTTACGGCTCTTGCCTGTGCCTAGCTCCCTAACCTGTACGTCATGGGGCAGGATATGGGTAAAGCCCTCGTACTTGTTGTCTCTGAGCCAGTTGACGTACCAGTCTAACGCCTGCCCATGGTTTTCGACGCAATCAAGGAGTCTGATTTCCTTACCAACCACTTGAGCAACCCATATAGCTGTAGAGTCACCCATGCCCAAATCCCATGCAGTAAAGCTACGACAGAGATCGTCACGAGGAAAATCAGTAATATGATGATCCCTCTCAAGGTCGTTAACAAGTTTGCCATAGTAAGACCCTTCGACCGCTGCGTTAAAGGAACACTCGAACTCTTGGTTGTATTTGTCCTCTCCCATCTCTCGATAGGCAGCTTTAAGCTCGGACTCAGGCAGAACACCTGTCTTACTAGCCTTGAACTCTAGGTACTTCCAGCCTTCCTCAGACTTGGCTCTGTCGGCTAGTTCAGCGAAATGGTTAGCACCTTTAGGAGTGCCAATGAAAGAACACCACCCACCACGGTCGGAAAGAGCAGGTCGGATGATCTCGTTCCAAATTCTCGGATTCTGATCGCCAACTTCGTCGATAACCACGCCATCGAAATACTGACCGCGCAGACTGTCAGGATTATCAGACCCGTAAAGACTAACCCTACGCCCCCAAAAATCAACCCGTAACTCAGCAATGTTGGCAGTTGCATTTAGCGGCCTTGTGTACTCTAGTAGGTAATCCCAAGCGACTCTCTTGGCTTGGCTATAGGTAGGTGCAATATATGCAAACCGTGGGTTAGGCTTGTCACACTCTATCGCGGCTTTGATAAGGTGATTGATTGCGCTAACAGTCTTTCCCATACGACGATGGGCAACCACCACAGTAAAACGATGCTGCTCAATGGCATGGTGGATTTCCTCCTGCTGCTCCCTTGGCTCGTAAGGAATGACTATCTCTGTCACTTAACGTATCCGCAGTTCAGGCACTTGTTGTTCACTAGGAACGCGCTGCATTGTGGGCAATTTACTGGCTTATAGCTCATTTCCGTCCTCCCCATCTCACTATGTGTTCTTGGGCTTCCCCGTCCTTACCCGTTACCTCTGTCCTAGCTAGCTTGGGTATATGGTACTCAGATAGCTTCTGCATTAGGTCTAGTGCCTTGGCTGGATCAGGCTTTAAGCCTAGCACTTCATCACCCTCAGCTACCCTCTGAAGCCATCTGTCCATGTAAGGCACGTTCTTCTCTAGCAGAGTAGCAATAGCATTACGCACTACCGTAGTACTCTTATTAGGTACTCCTGCTGGTCTTCCCGGCCCTGCTAGGCCTTCACCGATTTTAGGAGTTTCTTTAACCTTATCTGTTTCCATTTTTGCATTATCCTCTGGATGTCATGCTTACTTACTGTCTTCTTCCATTCCAAGCAATCCAACCCCACCTATA